CCGAGCTTAGGAATGGCGTGTCTGTAGGAGAGATGTTATAAATAACATCAGAAAGATCTTCTCTTTCCCCTACTGAATCGTACGTGTCAAACGTATTAGTTGGTTGTGCCATTGTTTTTTACTTTCTTTGTTGAGATTTAAGATTAATCATATCCATTATAGCACTTTGAGCATCTTTAAGATGTCCAGTTTTGCCTAATCGATTGATTTTATTTCTTATTTGCTCTCTACCAGAACTTGTGGATGATTTTGCAACACCAGCTTTTACAACTTTTGGAGCATTAGCTACTTTCTTTTGAACGATAGGTTTTTTATCTTTCAAAGATTTATAACTCATTGCATCCCTTGCAACCATAAGAAATCTATGATCTGCAAGTTGTCCTATTTCTTGATCATTAAAACCATAACTTCGTAATGAATTACGCATATTAACTTTAAATTGATCAGCTTTATTAGGATCGTTGTACTCTGGTATTTTTTGTGCTGCTAACTCTCGCTGTGTGTTAAGGAAATCCTCATACTGTTTAGTTTGAGCTTCTCTAGCTTTGTTTCGTACATCATCTAGCTGCCTGTTTCTTTGTCTC